TACTTCGCCAACAGTTTCGATCTGGAGGCCGTAAGGATTGCGCCTTCTTTGGTTGAGAGTCTGAGGAAGCCGTGGGCGAATCACTGGATGGCGCAGGATTGGGGACGGTCGCACTGGTGCGCTACGCTGTGGAGTCTTAGGATCGCGCTGAAACCTACCGAGGCAAATGAACTGCTGGGCTGGGAGCTTATCAAGCCGATCAATCTGAGTTGCATCTACCGGGAGATGATCTGCAACGAGAGAGAGGCTCCCGATGTAGCGCAGGACATGCTGGACTGCATGATGGCCGATGAGCGCGTGAAGGTCAAAGCCTACTTTCTCAGCCCGGAAGAGGTTACGGACGAACCAAACTCAATTGGCAATCAACAGAGCCGCATACTGCGCAAGGGCGGCGTTCCGGGGGCGCAGAAGGCCGACAACGACCGCAAGGGCGGTTATGGGCTGATGTCCTCACTCTTCAAGGCGTCAAAGGGCTGTGGATGGGGTGTGGACAAAGACGGCAAGCGGTTCCAATATGACGACGCTGGAGTCATATCGAGCGAATGCCCAGAGTTGTTGAAGGCAATCCCCCAGTTGCTGCGCGACCCGAAGAACTTGGACGATGTCCTGAAGACAGACAAGACGACTGCGAAGCTGGAGCAGGACCTGGGCGACGCGGCGCGGTATCTGTGGAAGTCGATGCTAAGCCCGAAGCGCAAGACGGTTGAGGATGATTACCGCGAAAAGATGGCGACGGCAACGCCTCCACAGCGTATGATGATTGCGGCGCAACATGTGTGGAGTCAGCAGAAGAAGCAGGGCAGGCCGGTGGTTCGGCCGAGTTGGAGGCGAGATTGAGATATATTTGCGGGCACAACTTCAAAGGCGAGGCAGTTCCTGATTCCAAACTGCCTATCGAAAAGCAAATGGCAACATCAACCTGTCTTTGCCCCAAGTGTGTTGCGAGGCGATATGAAGATCGCTGACCTCACCGCCGCTCTCTTCCCTTACCGCACCCACCTTGAACATGAAATCGACTACCTCAAGGCGCAACTGGCGCAGGAGCGCCGCAGGGTTGACGTTCTGCTAGAGAAGCCCAAGCCCGTCACGGCGGGTGGTATGATTCAGGCGAAGAAGCCAATCTCAAGTCCTACGCCTCTGGGCTGGGACGCTACGCGAGCGGAGAGACGCCATGCAGAAAGAACACAGGCAGTTCAGGCTGGACCTGACACGCGGAGCGAGGATCAGGCTTCGGATCATGGGGCTGCGGTCAACCAGTAAAGAGGTTCGTGCTATGGTGGATAGGGAACTCAAACGGTTGCGGGAGGAAGCGTATGGCATTGAAGGGGAGCAGCGACTACCGAATGACGGCGAACACGCCGATGGATCAGAGTCAACCAGCAGATCCGTCTTCGCAGTCCAGCCCGCAGCCAATTACCGACAACCCGCAGGCGATGAAGTGCGTTGACGACCTGAAATCCATGGGCTACACCGCTGACGATGTGGAGCAGGCGATGGGTGGTGGCGACGATCAGCAGCCCGATGGCGGCGCGATGGCGACCAAGGCCGCGCCGATGCAGATTCCTTCGTTGGGGTAGCGCGTGATTATTGGGACGGAAATTCGCGTCGGTGGAGAGGTAATGTTGCTCACTGCCGAGCGCAAGTTCGTAGCTTGGGCCACGGTTGAGGGGATTCATGGAGATGTTTTTATGTTCCGCGATCCATTTCCTGAATCAATAGACAAAGATTATTTAGTCGTGGGGGTTGAACGCAATGCCTGAAGACCTCCAGACTACAGAATCCATCGCACCGCCAGCCGCCGAGGAATACCAGCCGGGGGAACTGGCTCCCTCTCTTGTTACGGATGCGAAGGTCTGGAAGCCAGCCGACTTCACCGACCAGACCATCATCGCAGTGCTCAAGGGCTTGTTCGAGAAGTGCGCGATTGCAGATGAGGCGGCGCGTCGCTATCAGGTGCTGGAAACGTGGGAGATGCGCCACTTCGACCGCCAGCACCAGTATCTTGAGGCGGAGAGGGGCACGGGGAACTGGCAGATTTACGGCGCACAACAGGCCAGCACCAACGGAAATTCTTTGAACGAGGCCAACGATAGAAACCTCTACGCGACTAACGTATTCTCCGCGCAGGGCGACATTGCAACCGGGGCATTGAATCGCGGAAAGATCAAGGTTACGTTCGCGCCGAGGAAGTCGAAGAATCCCCCCGATGTTGCGGCGGCGGATGAGTGCAACCAATACAAATACATCCACGAAAAGGCCAACCCGAATCTACAGCGGGACTTCTTCCTGCTTGGCTGGACGGATTGTCGCTCGTTGGTGTGGACTGCGACTTGGGCAGATCAGCGATGGGGTGAGGGCAGTCAAGGGCCGACGCGCCGGGAGTTGAGTAAAGTCTTTGGCGTGCTCGAAACCAAAGGGCCGATGATGCAGGACAAGCTCTGCGACTGGTCGTATGCGCTTTGCTTCGATGAGATTGATTACGCGGTGGCGAGGGCGACATACCCGTGGATGGGCAAGAAGATCAAGCCGTCCTGGGGCGGCTCGGGTGAGTTGGAGTTCGAGCGCATCGCACGGATCAACACCCGAATCGGGTTGGCGGGACGGTATATCACCGGCACAATGGGGATTCGCGAGACGACCATGGGCTATGCGTGGTTCCGTCCCGGGATGTTCTACGACGACTCAATCACAGACTTGCAGAGGGATTTCCTTTTGCAGAACTTCCCCGATGGGTTCTTTGGCGTCTTTGCTGGCACGGAGTTGTGCTGTGCGTGGTCTGAGTCCATGGACGACCACCTTGAGCTTGGGATGTATACCAGAGGCTTTGGTCAATCCCGCAGGGCATTAGGGACCGGCGACCTGCCCATTCAGAAGCGCATCAACATCTGGGCTGACCTGTGGGACAAGTACATCCGAGGGTCGATCGCCACGACATTGCTTGAGAGCAAGGCGTTTGACTCGGAGGCGATCAACCAACTGGAACAAGACCCTCGCCGATTTGTGGAAGTGGCCTTGGATGAAGGGCAGTCGATGGCCGATGTGGTTGGGTCTACGCCGCAGCCGACACCAATTCCCGGCATGGACACGATGTTTCAGTGGTACGCGGGGCCGCTGATCCAGTCTATCGACGGTGCTACGCCTGCTTTGTTCGGCGGCGGCGAGGGGCAGGACAACACTGTAGGCGCCACGCAGATTCGCTTGCAACAGTCATTGGAGCGGTTTGGGCCTGTCTGGAATGAGGGCAATCGAGTTATTGCGAAGGCGACCGAACAGGCGGCGAAATGCTGTGCGCGAAACGGCAATGAGGAGTTGTCGGATACCGTACCCGGCGCAGGCGATATTACTGTAAGGCCCGCGTTGCTCAAGGGCGACTTTGAATGCTCGCCTGAGACTTCCGGCCAGATTCCTGAGTCCGGAAGCCAGCGGCAGGCTAAGATCATGGAACTCATCAACCTCGCAAACACCAACCAGCAGATCGCAGGGCTGATTGGGACGCCATCCAACGCAAGGGAGATGATAAACGGCCTCGACCTCCAAGACGTAATCACGATTGACGAGGCCAACGCGGAGGACGGTGCACTGGAGGACATCGAGACGCTGCTCTCGACCGAGCCGCTGGAGAATCCCGCTCATGCCGAATTGAGTTCGCAACTCCAGCAGTTCACCGACGAACATCAGAAATTGCAGATAGCGGCCGCTGCGTTGCTCGCGCAGCAGCAGCCGCCCGACGAACAGCATATCCAGGCGGGCGAGCAGATGGAACAGCAAATTGCCCAACTCACTCAGCAACTCCAGCAGACGCCGCAGTTTTTGCCCTACGTGCCCGTCAGCCAGTCCGACGATGAAGACCACGCAACCATCAAGGCCACAGTGTTTGCGTGGATGCAGGAAGCAGATGGACGCGCTCTAAGACGGCTGGCTCCGCGCGACCCAAAGGCTGCAAAGAAGTGGATGAACGTCTCGCTCTACTATCAAGGCCACTCGGAGATGGCGCAGAAGTTCCAGAAGGCGCAAGCACCTCCGGCGAAGGTCAACCTGACTGGCAAGCTGAGTCCAGAACAGCAGGCGCAACTGCTGATGCTTCAGGCGGGCATACAGACCAGCCAGCAGGAGTTGAATGCGCCGCATGAGATCGAGCAGACGGAGCGGATTTATACGCCGGTCAGCGAAGTTGAGCGCAAAGTAAAAGGGAGGCGCTTGTGACAATTCTCTCTTGCTCAATCCGATGCCGTCGCTGGTTCTGTCGCCAGAACTTTATAGTTATGCAAATGCGGGAACGCCTATTCGAATGGGGAATTCTGTGAGCGAAAAGCTAGTGGCGCTCATCCTGCGGCATGGCGCTACAGATTTGAATTTAGGCGACACGCGCTATCGTTCATGGCTGGACGTTCCGTTGGCGAAGGCAGGACTCGACCAGGCGCAGGACGCAGCGGAATTTTTGAAGTCGTTTCCAATCAAGCGGATTCTGTGCTCTCCGTTGCTGAGGGCGTTCGTTACGGCAGACATCGCAGCCAAACCGCACAAGCTGGAGGTTTACCAGCATCGCGGCCTTTTACCCTGGCGGCTGGGCGTGTTCTCAGGACGGTCGAAGAAGGACAATCAGCCAGCGCTGAAACTTTTCGTGCAGACACGCAACATTGCCATACCGGACGGAGAGAGCCTGGACGCATTCGAGGATCGCCAGTTCGCATTCTTCAAGGCGGTGTTGGGCGAAGGCAACCAGCCTCTGACGCTCATGGTTTGCCACACCTCGAACGTCGCGGCGCTGCAAAACTTCACCGACGATCAGTACAAAGGTGAGCCTGAGGATTCGGACATGGTGAAGCCCGGTGGCGTTCTGGCGGTATATTGGGATGGCAAGATGCATCGAGCCGAGCCGGTGTTCGGCAAGTCGGAGCCAGCGCAGTTTGGCGGTAGCTAGGTATTT